CACATCTGAGTCACCAATTGCAATCACACTTTTTGATGCAACAGTACCTGTATTATTAAGGACCTGAACGAGTTGAATCACACTTGGATCAGGATCATAGAACCATATCTGTATACAATCTTGTGCCAGTATTGCTATATTTTCGTAATACGTTGACATCGCCATCAATTCTTCAGAATTTCTGGCGTGATTTGAAAGAACTTGAAACCCTGCCCCAGCACTTGTGTTTATACCAGAAGTCCAATCTGTAGGGTCACCAACTCCACACCATCTCCATGTTGATTCTTCTAATGAGTGGACTGCATATTTGTTCGACATTACGTAACTACCTGCTTGCTGACCAGTAGCAACGGTTGCCCCTCCACTGGTGACTGTCGATACTGTAGTCGTAGTCAAATCCCCCGTTTTGACTTCTGCATGGGTCACACTATTGTGGTAAGAATTTGTCGAATTACCTTGTGTCTCTGCTATTATGGTAACTTCGCTACCGCTTGAAACTGCCTCCCATTCTGGAGTGGTTGAAGTCGAATTTATCTCATCAGCAATTGCTGCAGCGGTTAAGATATGTGAAGTGGTATATAACACAGGGTCACGGATAATTGACATACCGCCCATTGTCAAATCTGTAAGTGCGTTGTCTACTCCACTGGCTAAAGGTGAAGTAACGGTGTTTAAAACATAGTCCCCTTCAACACTGGAAGTAATTGCTTTCCCGTTTGCAGTTGTCCCTTTGTCTGCTGCCGTTATCGTTACTGTTCCAAGTGATGTGCTTGCAGTGTAATTAGGTGTTGAGGTTTTTGCATTAATCGCATTTGCAATTGCGGTTGCACTTGAACTGTTATCACCTGTGTGAGCAACTGGACCATCCAGAATATCTACATTATCTACACGCAAGTAAAGCAGATTATTGCCTGCAAAACTTGTCCCTGCATAAACTAAAACTTCTCCGGTTGCTGCAGTTCCTGTGCTTGATGTTGCATTACCTCCGGTTACTGTAAAAGATGTTCTAGCACGTCCGTCATACTGTTCAATTATTCTGTTAGGAGCAACAGCTAAACCGTTGGTTGCACCGGGATCAGAGTGGTCACCCCAATAGTGGTTTATCAGGCCATCTTCAAATTGTACGGCAGCATAGGGTTTTCCATTAAAAAAGTCCACGCTTAGTATCTTTGCCATATCTTCTTCGCCTGATGTTCCACGGTAGCGACTTTCCATTTTCAGAATTGATAACTCTTCCGGCTGGCCTGTCAGAGATGGTGTCCCTGCATGTCCATCTGCAAAGACATAGACTCTTCCTCCTCCGGCTGCTAACCCATGTGTGCCTGATGGAAGTGTTGCCCACAGCTTAAATGCTCTTCGCTTTTCTATCTCACCACCTCTGGTGATGTGAGCATTTGTCAGTCCTGCAACTCCGTCTGCATTCAAACCGTAGAGACTCCCCGGAACACTAGTCACGGAAGTCCTACGAGTATCGATACCAGATTTGAAATCTTCAACTAGAACGTATGGCATTTATCCTGTTCTGTGAATGAGTAAAGGTCCACGTGCTTGATATGTATCTGAATTACCACCACCAATAACCACTGGCGGAGATTTGGATAATCTTGCTCTTAGCCGTTGGTAATGTACTTGTGCTTGCTGTTGCTTTAATTGTGCATCTGGACTTTTCTGACGTGTCAATAATTCGCTGGACGCATAAAGTACAAGTAGCTGATCATCCAAGTCTGCTGTGTCAGAAAGAGCAATAAAGTTGCTGAGATTGCCTGTTCCTTCTAATCTTAAAAGTCCGTCACCTGTTGTTGCATTAGCATCCGAACTTGGGATAGGCCAGACTTCTATCTGTGACAATCCATAGGCTTCATACTTCTGAATGGGCCAAGATCGTATATCTCTATCAGAATCATAGGCCGTGTAGTCACTTGGTGCTATGCCATATACGACATTCTCCCAGACTGTTCCGTACTTGACTGAGGCTTGTTGCACACGTTCAAGTGTAAGACCCGCAGGTATATCGTAATACCTCTGCCCTGCTTGCAATGAAATGTCCTTTCTAACCTGAAGAAACGGCCATGCAAAATCTTCCCAGAGTCTGCGTTGAACCCTGTTCAATAAATTTACCATCATCTCTTGAGTTGCTTTTCCAAGTGATGATGAAATTGCGTGGCCTGATTCGCTTCTCAGATCATCCAGCAGAACTTGCAGTGTTGTGTTCCGTGCCATTATTCTCCGTTGTTTGTTTCTTAACTTTAGCACCGCCCAAACCAATTGGGGCTGCACCTTTTTCAAACAGGTTGATGTCTAATTTTAATTCTTTGATGTCTAAAGGTAATGGACCAAAGTTCCCGAAAACCTCATGCACCCGTTCTTCTTGATATATATTCCCTAGTCTCACTCTTTCATCTGTAGAGTCGATGTTTTCTTTGCCAAACATAGCTATATTAGTTACTGACCCCAATCCGTGAAGGTGGAGCAATATCTTAATTTCAGGGGCAGATACACCCTCTTTATGTACGACACTTCCTAACTCGCCATTCAGAGCCACATTGCAACGATAAGTTGTTTCCATGATACTATTCATTAAGGTTATAGGGCGGCTTGATGCCGCCCATAAACGTCTAGTGCTTACGCAATTTCGTAAACCCCATGACAGTTGACTTGAGACGCACACAATACCGCAGTAGTTGTGATTGCCTTATAGAACACATAACTTGTATGTGGTCTAGCTGGTGAATGCTTCTTCATCTTCTCACCTTCCATGTACGACAAGTACATTTTGGATGGATCAATGATGTAGCAACGCTTATCTGGATTCTTGCCTGTAATAGTCAAGTCATCCAATTCAGGATCATACTTAAACGTAATACCTTGATAGCTTATTTCACCCACTGAGATGTCCTGTTTACCAGAAAATCCTGTTTGAGAGTAATTGCCGTTTGCACGCAACTCCGTTGCTAGTCTGTCTAAGAACAGACTGCCGCACACTGCTAAAGAAGGCTTGCCTCCAAATTTGCGCAGTTGTCTAATTTCGGAATGGAGCAGAGCAATCAACTCTTGTCCGCCAGATGTAGTAGCAATTGCTAAACTAGAACGGTTCCTCCACCATGTATTTGCTACATGGTCAATCCCCCCAATAGTTCCTGCTGAAGCCGGAGCATCTTTTACGATACTCTGAATCCCTGCAATCGCCTTGGCATCTGCTGTTCCATCTCCGTAAAGAAACGTATTCATCCCACGGGTATAACCCTCGGCTAAGTCTTCCAACTTGTCATCCAGAAGATTAACCAAAACAGTCTTATCCCGCCCGGAAAGTTTCTTCACAGAATCACCGGGAATTGCCGAGTCAGTAATACTAATTCCGTCATTCTTAAGTTCGGTCATAGTAATTGCTAGTCCAGCGTGGTGTTCTTTCCAAGTATAGTTTGCCCGCTTAATATTAGCTGGGTTTGTATACGTCACAGTATCTGCTGCGTTATAACCTGCAACGGTAGTCGTATAGACTCCTTTTACTGCCAAATCAACTCCACCCTTTCCTCCGGGGAAGGTCTTTGCTGCTTTGTCCATTGCTGCGAACAAAGGCTTATCTTGTATTGACTGAGACATTACGTTGCCACGATTTACATAAAAATCGAGGGCAGCGTTACTAATGTTGCTCAGTTCTGCTGCTGTTAGTGCCATATTGGCTCCTTATTTAATTTAGAGAAACACCATGACATAACCCTTTTTTTATGCTGACTCATAAGCCATGCTGATTGCATCGCTCAGAGTTTTAGGTTCTGTCCGTGGTGTTCCGCTGAGTTTACCACCTGTTGCCGTGCGTAATGTTTGTGGTTGAGGTTGCCGAGACTTGAACCTCTCATTAACAGTTGCATAGGCATCTTCTACAAGTGCCAATACTTCTGTCTGGGTTCTGGGCTGCCCACGCTCATTCACTAACGCAACTACACGATCATTAAATTCTTCTTGCTTAAGACCGAAATCCAAATCCTTTGCTAGAGTTGATTCTCCCCAAGTCTGAAGTGCATCCGTTAGCATACCACTCTGTTGGTCTACTTGCTGTCTTCTGACTTTCTCTTGGGCCCGCTTTCGCAGATTTTGCTCTCTTGTGAGACTTGCTCTGCTTTGGCTTAACTCTTTTGCTGCATCCTCATCTAAGAAACCGTCATCCAGTTTTGTCTGAATATCTTCTGGCAAACTTCTTCCAGTAACTTTCGATACATTATTCAAATGGTGACCAAGGATTCCATAAGCCGATTCTGGATTATTTCTAATCGCAGACATTATTTTAAAACCTTCTACTGCATCTTTCGCAGACAGATTGTTTTTGGCTATGAAGTCAGTGATCTTAGAATACTGATCTGAATCATTTTGAAGTCTTGAGACTGTTTCCTTTAGTTCGTTTTTTTCGGCTACGATGCCTTTGAAACGAGGGTGCTTGTGAAATGGTAGGAGTTTATCATCGTCAGATTCTGCTGCTTCAGCATTTTTTTCAGAATCATCGTATGGCTCCATACTTTCTGTCTCTTCAGTAGCTTCGACTTCCTCAACAGTTTCTTCGACTGGTTGCAGTGCATCTTGCACCACATCAGCTAAGGTCTCTGCTGTCTCTGCTTCCACTTCTGTGGCATCTGACGATGATGCCGTGTCTCCCGCAACTTCTGTGGTAGACTCGTCTGTAACAACTTCTTCAGAAACGGGGGACGATTCCATTTCCTGTGACTCTTCAGTCATAATACGTCCTTTGTTTAGGTTTATATAACTTTACTCTGACCCTAGTAAAGTTAAACATTAATGCCTATCTGGGGAGATTTACCACCCCCGGATGGTCTTGGTCTAGGGGCATTATTCATCCCCTGACCGCCTTGTGCTTCAGGAGCATTGCCCCCTCTAGCTTGTGCCTGTGCCTTCGCACCTTGTGCCATATTCTGCGCAACGATTGAAGGTAACTTCTCTACGATTGCTTCAGTTAAATCCATCTTATCATCCAAGCGTTTCAACAACTCTTTCCCAAGAAACTTCGGATCAATACCCGGAATTTGTATCAAGAAGGGAATTATTCGCTCAATATTTTGCAGTTCCGCAGCTTTGTTCGGTTTGCCTGTTGACCCTGCTTCTATCTGTAAATAAATCTCATTGAGAATGTCTTCTTTTTTAAACTCAGGCCAGACTGCACCGGGGCCGACAATTGCCATTACTTCTTCTTTGCTCATCTCAAGCAACAATACTTGTCCGGCTGCTCTGGTAATCTCTGACATGAATGAATCCAAGTCATCGATGTTTGCTCCAATTGCAGACATTCTTGAGGATTCTGCAATGCTAGTCTCAGTTGCAGTTCCTTTTGATACTTGCCCGAAGTTTGCTTCCTGCTGACCCACCACTAACTGAATGTCATCGAATATGGTGCGTACTTCGTACAGGTTTGGATCAATCCCAATCTGTTTGATAGGTTGAAGAACGTCATCTACCTTTTGCCCAGATGCAAGTGCTTGTAATTCCAAGACTGCATTTGCGGGTGGATCACGCAACTTCTCTTTATCTTCTTCCTCCAACATTCCTGCTGGTACAGCATACTTTGGTCTGTTTGCTTTGCGATGCTCCCGTAACCCTTGCCTTGCACGGTTGTATTCATGTTGCATCGGAGAAAGGAGTCTGATGTCCGATGGAGGATAAAGTAAATCCTTGTGTTCAATCTCATTGAACGTCAATGCGAAAAAAGGCCAGAATGTCTCGACTTTTATCGGTGGTGCTTCTGGCTCCACTAGAAAGTCATTGTGTCCATCACAGACAACATAGAGTAGTCCTGCATTCTTATCGTAAATCTCCCAGACTAAGGCTAATCCATCTCTTGCCCCTTCTGTGTCGCTGCTGTTGAAATAGTTATATGACTGTGACTGCCCTGATTTTACGCCAGATTCGTTGCCTTTCATGTCATAAGATAGATATGACTCCTTTACGTCAACATCATAAATTTCTTTTATTTCTTCAGTTGATAAATACATCTCATGTGCAACCCAAGATGCACCAACAAATCCCCTGAGTAATCTACACATAGGATCAACAATGATCGAATCACATTCTGGAAAATCAAATACTAACCCTTCTTGAACAATAGTCAGAGGTTCATTTTTTAAGGATTCAAGTGACAGCATCAGTTCTTCCATTTCAAGATCATCTTGTTCAATGTCACCCTTTTCTGCTTCACCTGCTATTCTCCTGAGATGATCCACTTGTGATTGAACATCAGACATTTTTGAAGAAATGTCTGGTAACCGATCAACCTCACGTTGGTATCCAACTTTAACAAATCCAACTGAAGTAGTAATAACTCTGCGTACTAACGCCTTCATCTGGCTCTTGAAAGTAGGATGCTGCTCGTCCATGAAATATTCAAAGAGCATTTCAAGACCCTTTGCAACCTTATCCATTTGACCACGCTCACGTTTGACTCTTGCATGATCTTCAAGAAGAGCAATATGCTGCGGGTTAGGTTCCTGCTGGTCCACTTTTGCTTGTCCAATCCCGGCAAGTGCCTTCTTCATACTATCTTCTGTTTCATCCCAGACTTTGTAATCCATACGCTTTCGCCTAGTTGCAACAGGCTTTGGATTCTTTGCATAGAGGGCAGAAGTCCTTTGGTGAACGTGTCTCTGGAGGATGTTTGCAACGTACCTTTCATCATCCCAGTTGTTGCCGGAATACCCTTTTGATACAGCATCCATATCAACTTTCATTTGTTTGAATGCTTTTGCGTGGTATTGTTTAGCGGCCCTCACCCGTTCTACTAGATGACTGACTAATGCTTCCCTGCGGAGAGTTGGTTCCTTGTCCACCTCATCCTCTTCTATTGGGGATACTGATATTGCCTGATCAATTTCAATCATTTAAAAACCTGATGATAATTTTTTCTGTGCTTGCGAATCCATTGTTGTTTGCCATTTGACCCACTCTATTGTCCCCACTTTAGGGAATAAACCTTCGGCTGTTCTTGCTCTACCAGAGGGTGAATGTAAGTCCCCTAACCCCATACCAATCCAGGCTAATGTGTCAACAAAATCGTCATGCCGTGCATTTGGGAACTTTAATAATTCATCTACTGCCCTTTGCCCCCATGCTGAAACTTTAGGGAAGTAAACCTTTTTCATTGCCATCCTGCCTATCATGCTTTGGCTCCGTTGAACCTTATTTGCAACTGGCGTAACCTCTTCGATCCGGCAATGTGTCTTTGTCTCAAACATTCTTTTCCTTAAAAAAGGTCCAATGGCTTTTGATATATGTCCACGTTCTGCCCACCAGATCAAAGGCTTGTGTCTTCTGATTAATTCCAACATTGCCTTTACTACCATATCTGACGGTTGCCTTGCCCACCAACAATCCAAAAGATATATGTCTTCTTGGTCATCCACTCCAACCACTAACAGACAGGTTAAATCGTGTCTTGTTTTGTCAATACCAACAGCGTGATCAGAAGCAGCATATATCCTCAGTTGTTTAGGTAAATTCCGTTTCTCGTAAAACTGTACGTTTTCTCTTTGGAACAAATCTCCATCTTCTGGACTTGGCTGCTGCTGATATAATGCAGAAAAACCTCTTTGGTCTAAATTCCTTTGTGCTTCCAGAAAATCCTTGTTGAACCTCTCAGGCCACAAGACTTCACCTTCTGCCCGTTTCAGTGGATCATTATCGCCGGCGAAAGCCGGGAGATTAATGATCTTCCACTTTGCACACTCTGACTCAGAAAAATGAGGATTTGACGGGTCTGTTAAACGTCCTACTAAATCGTCCTCATGCCAGCGTGTTGTTACAATTACACAAGCTGATCTTTCAGTCATCAAGCGTGTCATAAAAACCTGAGTGAACCATGACCAAAGATTCTCCCTCAGTGTTGGTGACATTGCTTCAATTGAGTCTTTGATTGGATCATCAACAATTAGTGTGTCACCGCCTCTTCCTGTTATTGACCCCCCCCTTCCTACAAAAACTGCCATTCCACCAAGTTCTGTCTGTACCCTTGACTTAGATGCCCCACCTTGTCTAAAGGCAAACCCAGGGAACACCTGCTGAAACTGTGGTGTTGACATGATTGATCTGCAATCTGCACCAAAATCCTGTGCAAAATCCTCATTATAGGTGGCAAAGATTACATTCTTGCTTGCATCTCTACCTAAAAGCCAGGGGATGAATCTCCTGGAAATCATCTCACTCTTACCATGTCTTGGAGGAAGAGTTACTATCAACCGCCTGATCTTACCATTTGCAACCTGCTCCAGAGCTTGTGCAATTGCTCTGTGATGCTTTGCATCCTTGAATATAGACAGCCCTATATTATTAGGGTCTTTAGCAACAGGCATTGTGAACTTGATGAACTTTAGAAAATCCTTCTTGCATTCCAAAGCTAACTTCTGCCTCTTTGCTGCTGCAATTTGCCTGTCAATCTCTGCTAGTTTGTTTTCTTCTGCCATACTAAGCGTAAGACCATATCCTTCGGGTTGGTGTTTTTTTCAGATCCAAATGAACGAACTTGCTCCCACGCTGGCTGATGCCGACACCAACAAAACCCAGCCGGATGGCAGCTTCCACGATTATTAATGCCTTCTCCCCGGAACAAGCGATGTCAATTGCAAGGCCTTCCATGTGCGAACTTTTGGGATGTCCCCCCACCGATGAATTCCAAGCTGGGCATCTGTAACCACTTGAAATCTTTATAGGAAAATTAACATCATCTCGTAACTTCTGTAACAGAGAAACCATTTCGTCTTGGCATTTATTCTCTCCACAATGATTGCAAGCCAACTCTTTTTCAGTGAAGTTCTTACAAGCTAACATAGTTATCCATCCTGCGATTATTTTTATAAATGTTCTACGGAGTAAAATAAGACCTTAACGGAATTATTTAGACCGCTGCTCTTCAAACTTTGCCAAAATGGCATCGTCTAAAGTGTTGCTAGTCTTTGACGTAGCGTACTTAAGTAACTGAAATATAATCTCTTCTGTCATTTTTTGACTGAAGAATGAGATTACTATTGTCTTTACGCTTGCTGTAATAATCGGTACTAAGAATGCAATCATTTTGCTCTCCGTATCTCTGTTATTAACGAATCTATTGATTTAGTATGTTCTGCCAACTGGACTGACATTTGAGTGATTGCATCATTGCCTTTTTCTGCTAACTCAAACATTCTTGAATCATGAGATGTATCCTGTTTCATATACTCTGCCCGTTCTCTAGCTGCACTATCAAACTGATATTTGATGAACCAAAACGAAATTCCACTCACTACCAATGGGGTACCAAGTGTCTTCAGCACTTGAATCCATTCTGCTATTGTCATAAATCAATCCTTCCCAATAAAATATGCAAAAAATCCAC